CATCACTACATTTTAATACTTCTTCTTTTGTTATTGTTGTAACTCCATCTTTTATAACTGATGTTGTTACTGATTTAATCATACAAGGGTTTTCATTTAGCCATTGTGATTTTGTTTTACCATGGTTGCCGTAAGCACTATTACCTATACTAATTATACACATAAAGCAAATTATAATAAATGTAATAATTAAAACTCTCATTAATTGATTATTATTCATTATTGTATAAACCATCTTCCGTCAGGCATTTGACAAGCAGTTCCGTGTTCTGTTTCTCTTTTAATACCACTTAATGGCCAAGATTGAGTAATACTAATTGTTGATTCATAGTCTTTACATTTTTTAATACCAACAAGATAGGTTCTATTAATCTTAACTGAACCCCAATTACCTGTTGCACTATTGCCCCAATTAGTATTTGAAATCTTACCTGGTGATGTATTTAAAGTATCTACAAATACAGCGGTGTGTATATTGTAATCGTTATGGTAAAATAAACTAGACCCTAACCATGCACCTGCAAGTGTACAAGCAGCAGTTAATTGTATATTTGTATTTAATAATGCACGGCAGGTTGTGAACCCACTTACAGCACCAGTACCTGCACCTATGTGTGTCTTAACTTGATTCTGTGAGCATCCTGCAAGTAAGAATACTAATACTATAATATATTTCATCTGCCTATATCCTTTATATCTCTTTTACTAATAACCATACTCGGACCTTTATTATAGGCAGGTGCAATTGTAAATTGTTTTGATACTTCTAGTTTAATATTGTGAACTGGTTTGGTGCCGCCTCCCGGATTCGAACTGGGCACCTGATGATTACAAATCAACTGCTCTACCGAATGAGCTAAGGCGGCGTTTTTAGTTTTAGTAAACTCAAATGTTCTGAATTGATTTGTGTCAATCGTTCTATCTGGATCTATACCTAGTTTAGTAAGCATTTTTCTTTGTTCTTTGATTGCTGCTTTTAGGCTAGTTGTTTGAGGTAGTTTTTTCTTTTTACTTCTACCTTGATTTATGTAAAACATACCCATTAGTTTAATCCCCCACATTGATTCATCATTATTAATAACAATAAAATTATAACTGATATCTTAAACATTATAGTTTTAAATCCTGACCATCAACAGAATAAATAATTTTTTGTTGAGTTCTAATAGCTTTGTTTATTTCTGCCCAAGGTTCGGGTTTAGACCATTCTTCTATAAGATTGTCTAAATTCTTTTGTGATAGTGCCGTGCCACGGAACATCTGTGGTTGTGTTCTTTTTAAGTCTTTCATTTCTTGTAAAAACTTTACTTTCTTTGCTTTAGTCTTTTGCATATCAAACTCTGCAAATAAGTTTTCTTTGTTGTATAAACCTTCCATAATGTAATCTCTCCTGTTTTTATGTTTTATAATCTATTATACGATATTTTTGTGATTTTGTCAAGCGGCATAGGAATCAACGATTTCCTTGATATTTTTGTTATCTCTATCTTCATAGGCTTGATCAATTTGTTCTTGGGTGAAGTCTTTACCAAACCAAGTATAATCTTTATTGAAATCATGTACTAACATGAAATTATTTTTTTGACCATAATCAGTAAAGTAATCTTCTTCGGCAGGAATTAAACCTGGAGAACCTTGGTAAGTATCAGGATATTCATCTTGATAAGTCTTGAAATATTCTTCATCATCTACAAGATAGCATTCTGAACTAAAGAAGTTTTCAGTTGATATGTTTTTTTCTTCAGCATATTCTTCAGCTTGTTTATCGGCGGTTCTTTTGTAACCCTCTAAAGCAGATGAATGTTTATGTAAATTATCATAAGGTACATTTCTCATTATAGTATGAGTATTTGAAAATTGCCCTTGTTCGTCATGGTTCCAGTAATGTCTAGAATAAACTACATGAAACATTAAACGTTCTCCTGTTGTTCGTGTTCATCAACAATAGCTTGATAGTTTTCTTTCATATCCCTAATCATTGCCCTAGCATATATTTTTGCAGGGTCATCATCACTTGAAATCACTTCTAATTTTGTGTGTATTTTATTTAATTCTTCAATAAATTGTAAATAAGTAATCATAATATAATCTCCTAGACTATTTGAGATGCAAGCATCTCGTTTGTTAAATGTGCACCGTAGATGAACATAACTGTTATTGCAATAAAAAATAGCACAACATAAATTGTACGAACATAAACTGGTTCGTTTTTCATAATTAATTTCTGTTTCATAATTAAAGTACTTTCGTAATTAAAAATATAAACATCAACATAGTAATCATTAGTATTATAAACGAAGTCAACATCTAGGCTTCGTTCATAATTGATTCTTCGATAGAAGAAAAGTTTAAGTCAAACTTAATAACTTTCATTAAAGTTAAAGTTTCTAATTCTTGAAGATAAACTAATTTATCAGAAGAAGTTGTTAAAGTCGAAAATTTGTCGTATATATTTTGTATAGTCATAATGTATAATCCTTTTTGTTTTGTTATTATTCTTATACTATACACTATTCTGGCTTAATTGCAAGCACTTTCTTCATAAAAATGAATATTAAAAGTCAATAAAATCAATGACTTATACGATTGTGGGGATTTAATTGATATTGTTGTAAAAATACAACACTTTTTGATAGTATTAGCTGTGAATAATGACTAGTTTTGTTCTACTTTTGTTCTATTTTGCGACCTCTAAAGTAATGCCTCTCTGGACGATAGGGATTTCTCTTAAAGATTTTTAAAATTTTAGTTACAAATAGTTTTACCTGTGCCATTACTCACGCCAAATTGTGAAGTTTGAGATATCAAATCAAATTTCGGATTTAGATACGCCCCTCTCGGGTTGCACCTATTCATATTTAGACAAATTTGATTTTTGATAATTTCTTCAGCGATTTTCGTAAAATTTCAGAACCGCCAATGCGAACATTTATAATACCATTGTAGTATTCAGCTGATTCAAGCACCTTTCGCTCAAACTGTTCTTTTGCTTCTAGATAACTTGCGACCCCTCGACTAGGGCAGTAGTATAATATTTCTCTGGTAAATCTATCTTCACCTAGTCTACTTACTTCGTCAATCAGTTTCTCAGAAGATCCCCAATAGGTTCTCCAATCACTTTCTTTTGTACCTCGTCTTTTATTCTTTCTACCTTTGAGTGGCTTCTTGGTAGTTTTAAATTTTGCTAACTTCTTACCTACATACTTCTTATCATCAGTAAGATTTGTTATCAAATATACAAACGCTTCACAATCACTAGGAAGTTCTTCAACTGATTTACCTTGATATAACCAACAACTAGTCCTTATCTTCATCATAATCAATAATCTGTTCTTCTACTTCTTCATGTTCTTCGCCACAAAATGGGCAATACTGTTCTATGTAATCTTCAGGTAGGTCATGTTTAACAATGTAGTTTGCACTACAACCATCACATACCGTTTTTAAGTTTGGGTTACTCATAATTTAAATCCTTTAAAACTATCTGTTTCGACATCTTGTTTAATGCCACCAACTACATAACTTTCTATTTCTGTTTCTTGTGGTGCATTTTGCAAGCCACGACTATTTAACCAATGTTGTGTCCATGGTAAAGGGTTGTTCGTCTGTGGTTGGTCGTATTGAACTTTTAAGCCTATTGCTTTCATTCTTTTGTTTGCCATATATTCAACATATTGATTCAATAGAATATCATTTAATCCTATCATAGAACCATCTCTAAACAAATACTTTGCCCATTGTTTTTCTTGTTGAACTGCTATATCGTACATATCATAAACTTCTTGTTCACTTTCTTTTATGATTTGTAACATTTCTTTATCGTTCTCTTTATTACGGTAGTTATTTATAATGTTTTGTGATACTGCTAGATGTAAATTTTCATCTCTTGCAATAAGAGATATAATCTTAGCACTACCTTCCATGAGTTTCAATTCACCAAAAGCAAACGAGCAAGCAAATGAAACATAAAATCTAATACCTTCTAGTATATTAACATTGATAAGTGTTAGGTATAATAATCTTTTTAATTCTTTTCTGTTACCTTCTCCCATCATGTGAAATCTATGAGCATACTCTATAAACTTATCATACGATTCGGTTACGGTTTCTGCTCTTGCCATAATTTCAGGCGTTTCAACAATCGTATCTAATACTGCTGTTGGGTCTGGGTAAACATTTTTCATTATGTAAGTATAAGAGCGACTATGTATTGTTTCACTAAAGTCCCATGCAACTAACATAGATTCTAATTCAGGTAAACTACAGAAAGGTAGAAATGCTAGACATGGTCCACGACCTTGTACACTATCTAATAATGTTTGATACTTTAGATTAGATGTAAAGATATGTTTTTGGTCTGCTGACAATAAGTGATAATCGTTTCTATCTTTTTGTAATGATACCTCTTCAGGTCTCCAGAAGAAACCTAACTGTTGTTGATTTAACTTTTCAAATACAGGATACTTCTGTTGGTCAAATCGTTGAGTGTTTGGTTCTTCACCAAAAAACATTGGTTGTTTTAACCAATCTACTTTTTTTGTATTAAATACTTTTGTCATTTTTTTTCTCTCTATTTGTTCGTTCTTCTTTTTGTCTTACTGACTCCTCATAACTCAACTTCAACAGCTCTTGTTCTTCTTTCATTACTTCGTGGAAGTATTTAGATGGCGCAGGCTTCACATTCTTCTTGGTCATCTAATATAATCTCCTTTGGTTCTTCTTCTACATTATCATGCCAACCAAGTGTATGTGTAGGTTCATCTACATCTGCCTTAGCGTCATATGTGTTCTGATAGTAAGATGTTTTCCATCCTAGTTTGTATGTTGTTAGTAAATCATTTGCCATAACAGAAGTGGGTACTTCATTGTCTTTGTAGTTTTCTGGATTGTAACTCCAGTTACCACTAATTGCCTGGTCAAAATACTTTTGCATTACAGCTATTACATTAATATATCCTTCGTTACTAGGCATATCCCATAATAGTGTATAGAAATTCTTTAGTCTATTGTAATCAGGAACTATTTGTTTGAGCGTTCCTTTTTTACTTTTCTTAACAGATAGGTAATCCCTAGGCGGTTCAACACCGTTCGTTGCATTTGATACAACTGAGCTACTTTCTGACGGCATCTGAGCCGAAAGGGTACTGTGTCTGAGCCCGAAAGTTTTAATATCTGTTCGTAGATTATTCCAATCATAACTTAATTTCCTCTTAATAATGCTGTCTAAATCTTTCTTATATGTATCAATAGGAAGTATCCCATCAGCATATTTTGTTTTGTGAAAGTAATCGCACTTGCCTTTTTCTTTCGCTAGATTGTTACTTGCTTTCAATAGATAGTATTGAAATGCCTCTGTAACTTCATCAACTAATACAAGTGCTTCTTTATCACTATATTTAACTTTGTTCTTTGCAAGATAATGAGCAAGACCTATATAACCAATGCCTAAACTTCTTCTTGCTTCAGTAGATTTCTTTGCTGCTTCTACTGGATATTCTTGATAGTCTATAATCTCATCTAATGCTCGTACTGATAAATCACATAAATCTTCTAGTTCATCTTTTTCTTTTATCAACCCTAGATTGATAGCAGATAAAATACATAATGCAATCTCACCTTCTGGGTCATCAATGTGTTGTACAGGTTTTGTTGGTAATGTAATCTCTTGGCATAGATTTGACATATACACCTTGTCTTTAAAAGAGCTGTGTGTATTGCAATGGTCAATATTCATAATATATATGCGACCAGTTTCTGCTCTTTCTTTTAATAAATCCATAAACAATACTTGTGCTCTTACTTTTGTACTTGATATCTTTTTATTGTTTTCATACTTCACATACAAATCATCAAATTCAGGCAACCCAAATGCTTCGTATAACCCTGGTACATTGTTAGGAGAGAATAATGTAATTTCTTCATCTCTTATAAAACGCTCATAAAATATTTTAGATAACTGTATAGAGTAATCTAATTTTCGTACCCTATTATCTTCAGAACCTTTGTTGTTTTTTAAAACTAATATATCTTCTATTTCTTGATGCCAAATAGGAAAATGTACTGTTGCTGATCCCCCTCTTACTCCGTTTTGTGTACAGCATCTAACTGTTGACTCAAACTTTTTGAGAAACGGTATGACGCCAGTGTGTTGTATTTCACCACCTCGTATTTTTGAGTTGATACCTCTAATTCTACCTGCATTGATTCCGATACCTGCTCTTTGGGCAACATAGCGACCAATAGCCATATCAGAACTAAAGATACTTTCAAGAGTATCATCACTATCAACAAGCACACAACTAGCAAACTGTCTTAATGGTGTTCTAACTCCTGCCATAACAGGTGTAGGGATATTGATTTTAAATTTACTAACAGCTTCGTAATATTTTTTAACATAAGTCAATCTATTTTCTTTTGGATATTTAGCAAACAATGTTGCTGCAATCATCATGTACATAAATTGTGGTGTTTCAAAAATCTCACCATTACTTCTGTCTTGTACTAGATACTTATCCATTACTTGTCTTAATCCTGCATAAGTAAAATTATAATCTCTTTCATGGTCTATAATACCATTAAGTTTTTCAATCTCTGCTTCTGTGTAATTAACTAGAATATCTTTATCATACATTTCTAACTTGATACATGATTTGATATGGTCTAAAAAACTAGGGTGTTCCCATAGTCTATGAAATAAATTCTTTCGTAAAGAAAACAATAGTAATCTTGCTGCGACATATTGATAATTAGGATTTTCTAAGCTGATTAAATCATTTGCTGACTTAATTAATATCTGTTGTATATCTTCTGTGTTGATACCATCAAAGAATTGTATACCACTATTCATTTCTACATGAGAGGCACTAACACCTGAAATTCCTTCAGTTGCAAACCCAACCATTGAATGTATCTTTTCTATATTTAAGGACTCTTTGCCTCGACCGTTACGCTTAGTTACTGATAAATTATCTTTCGAGACCATTTAAATCCTTTTCCAGTTGTTGATGTGTTGATGTGCTTCTAATCCGCAATATGTACTACTATGTATAAGACTTGAAACCTTTGTTGATGACATTCCTGCAATTATCATATCATTAATATCTTTGTATTTCAACGATTCTGGCCATATAACCAAATTAAATTTTTTATCAACAGCAGTTTTCATTCTGTTCACTATATGTTCGTTGCGAGGTTCGTTATCAAAAATCATTGTGCATTGTTCATGTTGTATATTTACAACAGCATCAGCGCCTGCAAGAGCAATTGCATTGTCTAAAAATAAACTATCAATAGGTCCTTCTGTTATCATTACAGGTTTATTTAAATCAACTCTATCAACACCATAAATCTTTTGTTTTGTTTCATCAAACTTGATTGTAATATACTTAGGTTGTTCTTTGCCAAATGCACGGCCTTGAAATGCAAAAAACTTACCTGCTCTATCATAGAAAGGTATTACAACTCTTGGGTGGTCTTTTTGTAAAGAAGGAAACTTATTAGGAACGATACTATTAGTCCATTCAAAAAATTTAGAACAGAAGAAAAACTTATCCCAATGTTCTTTAGGAATCAATCTATCAAAAACAAACTTCTTTGCTGGGTGTGTAGTAACTAATTGGTCAAATCTTTTTAAACTATCTAATTGTTTTTCATTAGCAGTTTTAGATTTTAAAATCTTTGATGGTGTGAAATCAAATTCAGGTTTTTCTGATTCAACTTTACCATCTTTAAATCTTTCAAAGACATACTCTTTGTACATAGTAGGATCAAGAAACTTAATAAGATTACCAAGTGTCTGACCAACGCCACAGTTATGACATTTAAAAAACATATCATTTTTTTTTCGGTAAACAAAACCTCTTGCCTTTGATGATGATTTTTTAGAATCACCACAATGTGGGCATCTGAAGTTAAATAGATTTTCTGATTTTCTTTTAAATTTGGGAAGTCTTGTTGACAGGAGATTAAGAAACTTTGTATCAATATACGACATACTTTATATTATAACAAAAAATCGTCATAAAGTCAAGCGTTTAGTTAAAAAAATCAAATATCATATTATCTGGGTTTGACATCATTAATCCAACGATAATAGACCCTCCAATGATGATCCATCTCCATTTCTCTAGTACACCTACTCTTTCGGATAATTGAGTTCTCATAGCACGAAGCTCATCAAGCATTTTATTTTCAGATTGTACCTGATGT